GGACAGCAAATAGATAATCATAACTCTTAGCAGAGTTAGCAATATTATTTCTAATATGATCTATTTGATATCCAGTATAATACCTAAAGTCTACCTCTACATGGTCAGGAACATCTAGATCAAATATTGACTTAAATGTTTCTGACTCTATGTATTTGGCCGTAGGTATTGCAATTAATACTGACCGCATTTAATTTATAAATTCAAGCCAAGCATCGTGCCTAATGTTAAAAGGCATCTTCTTACGCTTACTGACAAGTTCGTAGTAGTCGGGCTTGTAGGGCTTCTTCTTTGGCTTGAGCGTTGTCTTGTCACCTTTGTTAGCGTTACAGTTTCCGCAGGCACAGACAGTATTGTCCCAAACACTTTTACCACCTTTTGAAGTTGGTACCACGTGGTCAAGGGTACACTCTTTCTTTTCTAGTTTGTCGCCGCAGTATTGGCAGACATGCTCGTCTCGCAGGTATACATTGCTACGGCTAAATCTAACCGCAGTCTTACACTTCATGTAGTCACGCAAGATGATAACTGAGGGAACAGGAGTTTCCCAACGAGCGGATCTTACAATCCAATTGTCGTGCCAAGCGAGTACACTGGCCTTGTCCAAGACCATGTATTTGATGGCTTCTTGCCAATCAACTGTGCTTAGTGGTAGGTAGCTGACAGGGTTGCCGTCAGCATTTAGGATTAGACAATCACTCACGATACTCTCAATTTAATTAAAGATTAGCTATTATACTACAAATATTTACTCAAATCAATATCGATTGAGCAAATTCTTTGCCAGATAACTCAACACTTTGATTCCATTGATCCGCGTTATCGGATTCAAATAGTAGGTCTAGATCTGGATTGGCTAGTAGCCAACTTAGGTCGTGTTTTCTAGGAGGAGTGCCACGAACTTCATTTTCTAATTGTCCCACAGACCACCCACATAATCCCAAGAACATTCGCCAATGTTTTGGTCTGTCTCCCATGGCCATTTTAGCCAATAGGTCTTCTGCTGAACTAATGCTAAGACGAGGGGTTATCTTCATAGTATTACTACATTTCCATTCCGATGTGTGTAGCATACTTAGGGCTTTAATGTTCACAGGACCACCTAGATAGATGTAGCCCGGCACATTAATTTTAAAGCCGCATTGATCAGCAAACTCGGTAACACTCATTTGGCTTCTTTTATTTAGAACAATTCCAACTGATCCTTGTGGATGATGCTCAGTTACATAGATGACAGTTTTATACCAAAACGACTCTTTAATAGCCGGTGGCGCGATTAGAAGTTTATTCTTTAATTCCATTATGCAAATCGCTCTACTGATTGCTTAACATCGGCAACTGTTATTGTGCCATCACGATTTCTATCTAACCCTTTATTTTGTGCATAGACCTTACCGCTAAATCCCTCAGCGCCTTGTTGACCTAACACTTTTGAGTCGTCGGCCCCAACGTACTTAGGCATGAATACTGCCATGTATAGATCGCCGAGGGTGCCATTACCTACTCCGGTCATTTTAAAATACTTGTAGACATAATCTAACTGTTGTACTCCGTTCATCTTAAACAATTCTTCTGTGCTAGTGCCTAGACGTTGAGCAGTCTTTGGCATAAATTGAATAAGGCCGGTGGCGCCGCTTTTGCTGTTGCGGGCCTGAGGATTTACTCCAGACTCTTGTTTCATCACAGCCAACAAATCACTTGTCTTAACTCCTAACTCTCTTGCAATTTTTTCTAGTTTACGATTAAAGTCTGGATCTTGTATAGTGCTAGTGTCTACATCTGCACCTGATCGTCTGCCTTTAACATCTGCATCTGTACTGTTAGTTAGACTGGCTGCTGCTTCTGGATTAGCTTCAAGTGTTTTGTTAATGTGTGCAACAGTTTCTTGATCGGGATGCCCTGTAATACTGGGCATCTTTGCGGCTGTTTGAAAGTCTTTGATACCTTTCTCTGTATAGGGTCCCATGATGCCATCTACACCCATGGGGCCTACACTAAAACCCAAGGCCTTAAGTGCTTTCTGTATATCAGCTACAGCAGGTCCACGTAGTCCCTTAGGTTCTGATACTGTGAAACTTTCTTTTAATTGTGTTACTTCTCTAAATCTCATTTTAACTCCAATCGGGTAATGGTCCGCCGTACTTCTTGCCTTTGATCTTATGACCGCCTACTTTAACGCGACTTTCTGGGCCTTTGCCCAGCTTGTGACTTTTATCACCGTCGCGGGCACGTAGGCCTTGACTCTTACAACTGGATAAGTTGCTGGCTCCTAGTTCTGCATCAGGTCGAGCACTTTTGCATAATTTAAGACTAGCTTTGCCTGCCTCGTCTAGACTGGTGTGATCGTCGCCGCCACAGAACTGACATGACATAGTATTTTTTAATGTAAATTCGTTTAATCGCATAATGTAATATTTAGCCGGTTTCGTGATCCAGCCACTCGTATACATTTAGCCATTTACGTTTGCCCACAGTCTGCTTTAACAGCGTAAGATCTGCACAGGTTGTCCACCGCATACGATCATTTTCTTCTGGGGGTGCTGATACAGTGCGTAGTTCTACACCTTCTTGCTCTGCTATGTACTCTGCTATATCTAAGAAGCTGTGCGGTAATCCTGAACCCACATTCCAAATACCCGAACCATTGACAGTTTTAATAAAGTCCACGTGTAGTTTGCACACATCACCTACCCAAGTCCAGTCACGTTTAATCTTATCGGCATTGTCCCACACTTCAATGTAGCCGTCTTTGCGAGCTTGTTGGCGCCACTTATGTATGGCATTACTTCGCTTGCCCCTAACATTCATCCATTTTCCGTAGACATTAAAATAGCGGAATCCTTGTACGTAGATAGTGGGATGTTGATTAAAGACCCAACGATCAAACAGGTACTTGCTCCAAGCATAGGGAGTTTGTGGAAGGCAGGGTGCATGTTCTGCAAAGTTCTTAGTATTGCCATAGACTGAACTAGAACTGGCATATTGTAGGTGTACACCATTGTGTTGACACTCTGTAAACAGCCATTGGCTAAACTCTAAGTTTTGATGCAGTATTTTATCTACATCTGTATCGGTCATGTCAGCTATGCCGCCTAGATGTATGACCCAATCATAATCTCTTACATCTGGCCAGTCAGTGGGATCCCAGTCCCAACCTTCAACATGCCATCCTTCTTCTTGGCCTAACCAAGAGATCATGTTACGGCCAATAAATCCCTGGTGTCCAGTTACTAATATCTTCATAGATACCTCTCAAGGTATTTATAGTACCAGATTGTTCAGCCGTAAAAAAAGGGCTCTAAAGCCCTTTTGATCTCATTTAGAGATTAGAGGCTGATGCCCATTGACTTGGCAAGGTAGCCAAGTGCAACGATTTCACGGCTTGGTTTGCCCATTTCGTACTCGGTAATTGTAAGACCATTACCAGCAGTGCGAGTGTTGCTGTAGACTGCATAACCGTTTTGACGAATGCGGCTAGCTTCAGCTGAGATGTTCTTGATGCCAAAACGCTTTTGAGCTTGACTGGCTGTCAACTTCTCGCCATTGTACAAAGCTGAGAACAGCTTGAATGTCTTAGTTTCTTTTGAAAAGGTATATTTCATTTGTTTTTCCTTGTGTGTAAATTAGCGTTACCTAACGCATTTGTCTAGTATACTATCGCTAGTGTTATAATACAAGACGTTTGGTGGTAAAACTTATTCCTCGATAACCAACCAATTTATGTTGTAGAGATCGTGTTCAATTTCTTCGGAAACAAATCCTTCGGGTACGTACCCTTTGATTCCATCACTATCACCATTGCCAAGACCGTCACCGATGCCACTACAGTACCAGTCCATGTAGTCACCGGTTCCTCTAATATCGGCTATGATGCCTCCGGCATATCTCCAACTACAGTGCCAAAGATCATCTTTTAACATGGGCCACAGATCTCTTTTTTGAAAATCGTTGTTGCACAGTGCCGCATATAAATTTTGAGCATAGGTATCGTTGTTTTGTACCTTATCTTTGATGTCCATTGACTGCATAAGGTCTGATTTGAGATCAGGTGTAACGTACTTGCTCACAGGTTTACAATATCTTTGGCAGGGTTATCTTTTTCAATCAATCCAAAGAATTTTTGGTTGGGGAACTTGTGTTTTACTTGGTCAAGAAGTTCTTGCAAATTCTTTCCTTGAGCGACAAATTGATCGTCGTGTTTGGTGTAGGCATAGAGCATGTCACCGTGTCGTTCAACTTTAACTGCTGTAGCATCTTCCTCGGCTGTGTCTTCTAGATCATCCTGCTCTAGTTTAAACTTTTTAACAGTATTGGCTATTTTTATAAACCGATCTGGATCATCATAGATCTGTCTGAGTGTAAAAAAGTTTTGAGTCTTCTGACCAAGCCAAAAGACAAAGTAGATGCCAGCAATGTATAGTATGATTTCCATATTATATTTACATTTTCAGTGTTTCAAATGTGGCTATCTTAGCAATGCGTTCACCAAAGTCTTGATCTTTATTAATAATATAAAGTTCATGATCAACTCGTTCACTGCGGCGATCATATCGACTAAACTCTACTATCTTGCCTCCGTGTGCATTGTACACTTTAAAGTTTAAGGATTCGTCAGTTGCTGGAGTATGTCCTTTAGGTCTGTTGCCGCCAATGATGTTTTTACTGCTGGTTACTGCATACTCATCTTGAAAGCTATTTTCTTTTTTATTAATCATTATTCTTTCTGCTCGGCGCAGAATCCAAGTGTCAAACCATTTCATTTTTTCTTACCTTTTTTTCTACATTCTTTTCTAACTGCGGGGGGTACATCTTTACCAAAACTTATCACATCTGTACAATTCCATCTTTCTTCTTTGGGAACATATAGTATCCAAAATACTGAACCTAAAAATAAAATGTATAATATTATTAAGATTAAAATCTTAACTAATAATTGTTTCAAACTATTATCCAGCATGGTCTTTCGTTAATTCTGCAATAAACAAAAAACGGTCGTAGGCCTTGCGAACAGCAGGATTGGTTAAAAGTTTATCAGCTTCTTCTTGCATGGCTTTTATACCAGCTTCGGCTATGTCTCTGGCGCTGGCTACTTCAATGGTGTAGATATCATCACCCATGGTTCGGTTCAACCGAGTCCAGGCACGTTGTTGATCATGTGTGAGTTCTTTTCGGCGTGGGCGCATTTCACTGGCCTTACGCACAGCCTCACTCATTCGATCTTCAGCCACACGGCCAGCCGCAATCATGGGCGCCAAGGCAGGATCAATGTTGTAGCGTGTGCTTCGTCCGCCAGGATAACACATGATCAAATGATTGCCTCGGGGCAAACCATCCATGAGGTACTCGTCGTACTCCATTACAGGCACATACCTACGTCCACGTTTTTCATAATAGATTTTCTTGGTCATAGATGCACTTCCCAGGCGCCTGTTTTGCGATTCCAATGACGGGTGTCGTAGATTTGAAATGATATGCTACGACCAAACACGGTCAGTTCCACTGTGAGTCCAGCATGATCTTGACGCCGGGTGTAGTTGATTTCAAAGCCAATTAATGTTTTGACAACACACAATTCTACTTCCCAGGCCATGTGGTTGGTGATCAAACCTGATCTGTTCCACAGGTTGTCAAAGGGTCGACCCCAAGGATTACTCAATCCAAAACTAAGATAAATCATACATGCTCACATTGTTGATGATACGTTATTATACTATCTAAGTTTATTCCTGTCAACTTCGTTGCCCCATTTGAGTTGCCAGAACGTATGATCAGGGCCTTTTAAATATGCTTCTATAAGCATATTCCAGCCATAATTATGGACATCAGGTTGTCTGTGCCAAACAGGAGATTCTACACTGCGTTCCATTACCCATTTGCCCATTTCACTGTCCTGCCATTCCATTAATGGTTGGGCTGCATATAGGTCTGGATCTTCTACATCGCCCATGGTGAACCTATGTACGACCACTCGGTGTATTTCAACTACTTTATCATCTATCATTTTGTATCGATCAATGCTCTTTGGTGCAACCTTATAACCCCGTTTGACGTCCCAGACTAGGTCATTATAGGTTAACATCGTCATGCTCTACAAATTTCTCTAATAGTTCAAAGTTAGCCTCTGCACGTTTAATTGCTTCATGGGCTTTTTCAAGAGCAGGGTTGTTCTTAATCAGTGTGGCTCTGTTCTGTTCTAGTTGTCGCTGTGTACGTGCCCACTGTATAAGATCTAATATTTCTTGATCTATACTTACAGTGGCATAACTGCTGGGCAATGATTGCCACCCAGTGCCATTGAACACTTCTAACTCTGTGTTGTTGATACGTATCATACCCTGTATTGGGTTATTGGCATTGGAGCTGATATAGGGCAAGCTGGTGTTGCCGCCGCTTACTGTAACTCCACAGGTACCCATTAGTCCTTTAATCATATTATTTCCTTGCTAGTTCTAGTAACATTAGGTATTTCTCATAGGCCTTGGCCACGGCAGGATTATTCTCACGAATACGTGCATCTGCGTAGGTCATGCTATGGAGTCTTTTACCATACTCTGCATCGCGCTCTAAGTTCTCAATGAGCTCCTGTTGTCTTACCAGACGTTCAAGATTGTCATGGGTCAGGTGTATGGCCTTCATTGGAACGACTTCTGTGTCTGTATTAAACGGCACTTGGCCATCCCATTTGTTGTAGGGCATACGTCTTACATACTGTTTGTACTTTTCGCTGTCTTCTATATATGCTTCAAATTTTTGTTGGAAAATCTTATGCCAATCCGTGTATTCTAATCCAATAGGTTTTCCGAGCATTCTATTATAATATTCATATTGCATTATTAACTCCATTTTAAGGTATAGAAGGTGCCGTATTTTTCTGTATAGAAGGAAAACACTGTGCTGGCTACATCATTATTGCCTGAAAAATTATCGTATCTATAGGGACGATATTCAAAGTCAAAATCTTTACCTTGTATTAGACCTGCGCTTCTAAGTTCTCTAACCAATTCCATGCCTGCATTGGCATCACATTGGACTATCACTTTGATCATTCTTGCTTTAACGAGTCGAGGTCACACCATCGAAGTATAAACCAATCACGATGTGCTTCTGTTTTAAATGACCATAGTACATCAGTCATATTCATACCACAACGATTTTCTATGGCCCATGCTTTCATCTCAGTTAAATGCTCATCTCGTATTTCACCTTTTTCAAATGCCAGTCCGGGTAACTTGAATGGACCAACTTCACATTTATTAATAGATATTTTATTCGACATAGCCTAAGTGTACTAGATTAAAGTTAAAAAGTAAAGACCTTTGAGTTAACTCCACATTAGGAGAAACATGGTAATGTGCTTGTCGCTTTTGAAGAGCCATGTATCAAAACTTAATCGCCTGGCTGTGGGCATGTTTTCTTTAAGCCATGCTTCAATTGGCTCCATGTCACTTTCATTAAGTCCGTGCTCTCTACCTCTAGGCTGTACTTCCCAAGTAGCCTTGAGCTTGCGTCCCGGCAGTGTGTGCCAAATGATTTTAACAGGTTTCATGTTGTCAAATTCTTTCCACAGTTTTAAAAGGCTGCTCTTGCCAGTAGTTCGAGCCCCTAGCATAATTTTTAGCTCTTCTGGTTTCATGATGCCCACCTTAGTGTAAACCAATCACGGTCCTTTTGATCTCTAAACCAGAACTTGTCATTGTTAGCATACCAACGTTCCGTGGGCTCGGGGATTGGATTCTCTCCCCATATTGCTGACTTACTTGGGCCAAAGACTTCGACACACCAAGCCATCATATCATTCCATTTGTCATTATGCCATCCTAATTGGCTAGGATTCCATATAGGTGAAACTGTGTAATATCGTTTACTATAGACAGTGCCTGTATCGTAGATCAATTGAAAGTCAAGGCTGATGCCAAGACTGCTGAGGATATCGTTGTCTATATCCTCTTGCATCTTTCGAGCTATGTCTGTTAAGATTTGATCTTGTAGATCATTAAATGATATTGAACTCATCCGTTGCTTCCTTGGAAATTATCTCGCTGAACTTTAGGAGAAAGAACGTGCGTTTAGGTTCGCTGTAAAAGTCAAGATGTATTTGTAGTTCAGTATGGCCTGCAAAACTAACAAGATGATCTAGAGCTCCGCCACTGGCACTGAGCCAATCATCCTGATTGCGTTTTTTATTTTCTATCCAGGCCTTGTGTTCACGTACAGTGAAACCTAGTTTCTCTTTCATCTTCCAACGAAGAAAATAACTAGGGGGATATTCCTTGTGCAATTCTGCTTGGATCTGTTGCCACTTGTCTGTGGTTAATATGATTGCTTTCAAATTCCACCTAGCCGTTCCTTTAACCAAGGCTCACAGGCTTCCCACGTTCTATAAATGTGTGCATGTCCACTTGCCGCAGTCCATTCTTCACAGTTGCTGGTACGATCGTCAATTAGGATATCGCCAGGCTGGCAATGCTTGTATTTGTCGTAGCTGTATGGTCCAAACAGTACAGGTATACGTTCAAAACGTTCTGTGGCCCACAAGACTTTATCGTAGGCTGCATATGGCATATCATCGCTGTGTGGTAAGGCTGTTAGGAAACGTAGGTCATCTGCTAGACCTTCAGCCACTGCATCACGACAAAAGTTAACTAGCTCATGTGCACCTTCTTTGACGGGTAAGTCACGATAGAAGCGAGTCTTGGCTTTGACCTTGTTCCAATCACTGTCTGGAATCTGTTCACCATAGTTCCAATTACGTTTAACAATATCTCGAGCGGCCTGCATCCAATCTGCCACTACATCATCCATGTCCAAGTATATAATCATATGTACAAATCTACGTTAGTGCCTTTAATGAGTTTGGCCTTGGTATAAGCCTTTTCGAAGTATGCTTGATCTAATAATAATTCTGTTCGTCTACGATTCAGCCGGTCTTCTTGAACACGACTTTGCTCTTCAAATATCTTACGTTCAACAGCATGTCTAAAAATTAGAGAGTTTAAATTTCTAATAGCCTGAGCTGTTGCTATCATGGCTGCTGTATTGTCGACTGCTGTTACATTCATGTAGTAAGTTCTTTAATAGTATCTGCGGCTGCTCTTACTGTTTCAATATCGATGTTCATTTTTTGAGAAATAGACACTATGTCTAAGTTTCTTTCTAACAGTTCTCTTATTTGATTAAGGATATCGCGTGTCATATTAACTCCTAGGCTGTGTTATTGTACAACGCCTTAACCAACTGTTTCGTTGACACAGTTAACCTTCATCTGGGTAAATTCCTGTACTTCCCAATGTTTTTGGAGAATGATCCAATCTATGGATTCCGCCGCCTGAGTAAAAGTACGCATCAACATCAGTTATAGTCACTACAAGATCAGAGTGTATAAGACTATAATCTACAAAATTATGATCTTCATCGTATACTCGAAAGAAATACTTCCCGTCGAATGTTTTAATGATGGTACCCTTGATACCATCTGCTGAGATTACTTTCATTATTTAACTCCAAATTACCCAGATCCATGCCTTAAACATTACCCAAATTGTAATAAAAAACATAACGGCAATTAATAGATCTATTATGCTTTCTTCAAATGTAGGCTTGTGTTTTTCTATTTGAAACGAATTAAAGGGTCTAACCTCAGCAGGATCTAAGTGTAGGCCTACAGTCTGTAATGACTCAAAATTAACTTCAGGTTGCAGTGTCTTTAACTCATTAAACATTTCATCAGTCATGTCTGGAAGATCAAAATCATCAACGGGTTTAGTGGACATTATACAATCTTTCCTAGTACACTGTAAAACAATTGATCTAACATAGGTGTACAATTCTGACCTTGACGGTGCAACAAATACATCTGTTCAATTAACTCTTTGGCATTGACATTGCCTTCTGCGGGCAATGCGCCACGTTCCGCCAATTCTTCTAGTAGGTCATCAGTGTCAAACTCTGATAAATCAACCTCAACCTCAACCTCAACCTCTGTGTATATAGTTTTATATGCCATGTTTTATTCCTTAAAATATGCCAATTAATTTGTCAAGCTCTGAAAGAGACATTGCCAAATTAAAAGAAAAGAAAGTGCCGTCCATTAGGTACACCCAACGTTTTTCATATTCTCTGGTTGCTAGCCAATAGCCAAATAGTGCCGCAAGACCAGCGTTAAATGCTAATTGTATCATTCTCCAACTCCAAAATGTTTTTTAACAAACAATTTAATTTCCTGAATTGGTAATTCGTCATCGTCACCATATCGTTTTATCATACTATGAATTAAATCTTGCACAATCAACTCGGCGAAATATTCCAAGTCTGTGTCATAGAGGGTAAAAGCGCCACCGCCCGTTGGGGTTTCTGCTTGATCCATTTGTTTGATAAGTTCTTTTATTCGTTCATTCATTCTTCAA